ATTTAGTGACTGCGGCATCCTGCGCGCCAACGCGAGGGATGCTGATCTTATCGCCACGGCGCGCTGCGTCGGCGCTGAAGCTAGTAGAGAACACAGACAAGGGGAGGATCGCTGCGACGAAGCCGTCGAGCACCCCTTGCGAGATGATATCATCATTGATACCGGTGATGGAGTTTCCCATAGGTAGTTTGGTTTGGTGGGTTGCTAACTTACTTCGCCGCCGACATTAGTGCCGTGCGGTTCTTCTTGAGGAAAGCCAGCCACTCAGCCGACTTACCGTTTTTGCGCAGTTCATTATACTGCGCAACAAGGTCTTGTTTCGGCAGAGCCGTAGGCTCGCCGGTGGTAAATTCTACTGCCGGATGACCAGCCGCTGCGACCACACGAGTCGCTAGTGCGTTGATCTTAGCTGGCGTCACTTCAGCCTCAGCTTTAGCTTTGGCGAGGTCATCAGTGAGCTTTGCGACAAAGGCATCACGCTCGCTCAATTGAGCACGCAGGCTGTCCACGAGTGCATTGGCCTCGGTGAGCTTGGCTGCGAAATCGACGCTTGCCTCGGGAGCCACTGCTTCCACCACGGCTTCCTGCTCGATTACTGGTTCCACTGTTTCGGCCTCGACGGTTTCCACCGTAGGCTCGACGGCGTCCGCGGTCGGTTCGTTGTTCATAAGTTTGATGAGTAATGCAGGCGCTTTGGCAAACCTGCTAACATCCAGTTTGGCCACTGCCTCGAGTCCGTTGTATATCTCGTCGGCAAAGCCGAAAGCCACGGCCTCCTCGGCGTCAAACCAAGTCTCAGAGTCCATGGCTGCACGGATTGTCTCCGCATCTTGTCCAGACTTGTCTGAGTAGATTTTTACCAACCCTTCTTTTAGTTTGTCGAGAACATCAGCCTCCTGGCGCATCTCGGTGGCATCGCCTGAGAAAGTCGCCCAAGGATTGTGAATCATCAGGAACCCATTGGACGCCATCTTTACTGGCTTGCCAGCCATGGCAATAACGCTCGCCATTGATGCTGCGATGCCATCGACGAATGTAGTTACACCGCCAGCATGACCACGAAGCGCATTAAAGATTGCGTGACCCTCAAATACAGATCCACCGGGGGAGTGGATGTGCAAATTAATGTGCGCGCCTTTGAGTTGTGAGAGCGCCGAAATAAATTCAGATGCATTTGCGCCGAAACCTCCAACCTCGCCGTACAGGTACAGGTCGGCTGTGGATTCAGTCTGATTGCGGAACTCGTACCAATTAGATTTGCGCATCTACCTATGTGTCTGGTGTCAACTCAAGCCGAGGGATCCGGCACCTCAGTGCCGAACATACCACCGCCCACAGTAGCCGTTGCTGTGCTCTGACGCAGTAGACTAAGTGCCATTCCAAACTCGATTCCGGTAGAGTCTGAGATCCGCTTTGCACGCTGCACGATGTCAATGGTCTCGCGCTCCCTAGCGTCTAGATGCTGGTCGAGAACCTCACCCTGCTCGGCAACTACGTCGGCAAGGTTCTTAAAGCCTAGCTTGTAATCCTCGCGTCTTGCAGCGCCATCGCGTCCGAGGTCAATGCTAAAGCGAGGCGGTAAAGTAAAGTCCCACTTGAGCTGACCGCCGAGGTCGGCGCCTGGATACTCCGGCAAGTAGCCGCTCTTGATCGCTTTGCTTACAGCGTATCCCATAATCCGCTGAGCCATAGGACGCAGCAGCTCCTGCCTGTCGAGGATGGTAGTGCGAGCCTTCTCTATCTCTGCTCTTTCCTGCGTTCCATTCTGCCCGTCTGGCTTCCAACAAAGCGAGTAGGGCCAGCCAATGCCAAGCAGAGCCTTGCGTGCTAGCCGGTCTTGGAATTGGTCCCAGTCGGCTCCAGGGCGCATGTTCACAAATTGCTCCAACTTAGAGCCTGAGCCTGCCTTAAAATAACTTATCGTCCCACCCTCGAGCCGCTCCATTGTCATCGATCCGCCGGCGCCTGTGTCGCACCCAACTCCAATTCCGAAATCATTAGGGTCAGCGGCGCCGGTCTCGTTGGTCTCGATTAAAGTCCGAGAGCTGGACGCGAGCTGATTGAGCTGCTCCCAGTACTGGCTTTGATCTGCATCGCGCAGGTCGTTGAGGGCGTGCGAGAATACCGGCAGGCCGCGCAGCTGGTCGGCCCACTCGGGGTCGTAGGACAGGATGAGATCACGAGCAGATACGTCGCGATCCTGCTCCTCCGTGTCACCGAGGATCCTATAAGCAACCGGCCGGCCGAGGTTGTTGGTGATTACACCGTGCGTGATTTTCAGCCCAGCATACCCACCCTCCTCCACTACAGTCTCGCCGCCATCACGCTGCCCAATACGGTGCGCTGGAATGCATTGGATCATCGGCCAAGTCCCATCCTCGCTCTGCGTCAGCAGGATGCCCTGGTCGCCATCGCGATCCACTGCCACTGAGTCTAGATACAGCGTGGTTTTGAAATCGTAATTCTCCCCCCTGATATTACAGGAGCCATACCACAGCATCAGCCATTCGCTCGCGAGCTTGCCCCACTCTTGATCTCCACCCCTGAACACTGGGTTCCACGCACGGCCAATTGCGTGCATGGCCTTCTGGATTGTGGCGCCTTTGACGATGCCGTTGTTACTCCAGATCCTGCGGCTAATAGAAAGCAGCGAGCGCCAGTCGCTGAAATTGACTGCCGTGTTGATGTCCTCGGTGCGCACCGGAATGTAAGTGCGTCTCGTAGTGCGGCTTGTGGCGTTGATTAGACGCGCATCGACTGGATATCCAAATTGATCGACGAGTGCCATAAGCTAAAAGCGGATCCGCGTTTTGCGGATGGGTTTGGTGGAGAGATACTCTTGAATCTCTTCCTGCGTACTGCCGTCGAAATACTCTAGTGCCTGCTCTACGGTGCCCATCAGGTCGGCCGTGGATAGCTTTGGATCCACTTGGAAAGAGAATGACTTACCGTTTGCGCTGAGGCTGGTAATCATTTTCCCACCACGCTCTTGGATTACGTTGAACTGCCCTGTCACAACCGCCTCAAGGACGTCACGGCCCTGCGAGAGTGCGATTCTGAGGAGGCTTTTTACGAAGAAGTCTGGCGCGGCCATCTACATAAAGCAACGGTGTCAACTTGAGGTGGGTACTGTTGATCCAATCACTCGGGCTTTGAGCGCAAACACAACCGCCATTGCCTCGCAGTCCCAGAGATGGTTGTCCTTGCGCACCTTCTGCCAGCGTCGAGTGACTCGTTTGGTTACCTTGTCCACCATGTCCTTCTTGACCTCGCTCGCGATCTGCAGTCGGTAATCTGGAGAAGCGTCATCTGGCGTCTCCCATGCTACACCTTTGCCTGAGCGTAATATCGCAAGGACGTCTTTTACTTTTTCAGCTGACCAAAACATGTACCTAGCCTGCGCACCACACGGTGCCAATGCCTCTTGGACAGGCGAGAAAAACTTCTTAACCGCTGGCATGTTTCTGACGAAATGAGTGAACCCATCTTGGCCAGATCCATGTAATGCGTTCCATCCGTATTTGACGCACTCGTCATAAACCTGCGCCGTCTCGTACTGCGCATCCTGCATTACGCACGGAGGCAAGACCTTCATTCTGATTCGTAAATTCTCCACGTCCTCTGATGTAAGTAACCGCCCTTCCCATAGGAGCCGACTCTCGCCAGTGCGCCTCCATGCTCGGCAGATTGCCCATCTGTGATCACGCTGCCTGTCCACGGTAATGCATCGTGTCACCTCGCCATCCCATGTCTGTCCATCCGTGTACTCGGAGAGCAGGTATCCAGCTCCACCGACTGTTACGTCCATTGCGACTTCTTCTTCTCGCCAGAAATCTGCCAGCCGTTTTGTCACGAATATCCTTAAAGGCTCCTCGTCGCCTAATGACCGAGCCTTCTGCGCGCGTGTCCACGCCAATGCAAGGTCGCCCCAACGCTCGTGGAATAATGCCACAGCTGGGGCATGCCAGCCGTGATGATGTGGGAGTGGCGTTGGATTAGTCGGCCGGTACACCGAGGCTGTTGAGAGCGCACGTCTGATGTCTGGCTTGTCAGGAAACCGAACCTCGCACGCTGGACACTGATACTCCGCAGACTCCATTAGCGCCTGCTCATCAACGGTGCCGTCTTCGCGATTTGTCCTCTCGTACTTGAGGTTCTTGAAGCTCCACACCGATTCGGCCAAACACTCAGGACACACCATGTGCAGTTCTCGCCGGTCAGTGCGCTGCCATGCTGCGTAGAGCTCGGAGTCTCTGCGCTCGCTGGCTAGATTCACATGCATCTCTCCACCCTGCGACACAACGATGATACGGCTATTCCAACGGCTATGCGTGCGCGCCCGTGCCTCCTCAATGAGTCCGTGTTTGATAAGCCAAGCCTCGTCCAAAAACACATAGCGTACCGACTTGCGTTGGAAGTTAGCCTTGTTAGCACCACCACAGAATAGGCTCATGTGTGGCATGATGACGGCATCCTTGCGCAACGCGTGCCGGTCCACCGAGCGCATTACCTCGGCCAATGGCTCGCACCCTCGCAGGATCGGGAGCAGCCGGTCCTCCATGTGCTCGCGTGCGTCCGAGTCGGTCTGCATCGACAACAGTACTGAGCCGGGTGCCTCGGAGATTAGATAAGGAATCGCAACATCAAAGACCGTAGTCTTGCCTGCGCCGGTCGGTAGGATTAGCACCTGCTCTTTTACTGCAGTGTCGCTAAAATACTCGAGCGGCTCGGCAAGCCACGGTGATGCCGATGGGTCAAACCGACTTGCCCTGGCTGAGTTAGGGATGACTACATTCTCGGCGGCCCACACCGCCACGGTGCGCGTGTCAGCCGGACGCCAGGCGCTGGCCCATGCTGCTATCATGCCTGATACAGCTCCGAGAATTGATCGCTGAGTTGCTCGCACATCGAGCGTACCTGCGCATCCACGCGCACCTGCATCTCGGATGCGCGTAAGCCTTCCCAGTTTGGAATGTCGCCAGCGAAGCGCAGTAATTCCGCACGCATTGCACTCGCGATTCGCACCATGTTAGCTCGTACATCATCGAGCGGTATTAGTCGCTTGCGCTCGGAGTCGATGCGGATCTGTAGGCGCTCAATTTCCTTTTGCAATTTGGCCAGCTTGGCATCGGCCATCGAGTT